ATGCGGCAACAACCCCAACCCAAAAGTGGCAACATTTTGCGCTGCCCTTTGGCTCACTTTTACTCTGCCGTTGACAATGGCACAGCATTTGAACCGGAAAGCGGATTTGCCGCCTCGGAGATCCGCGCGGGGTCAGACCTCGCCGTCGATGCACAGGATGCCACCGGCGTGCTGACCTCGGACCGGATCACGGAAACCGACATTCTCGACGGGCGCTGGGACAATGCAGCGGTGGAACTGTGGCGGGTGAACTGGGCCGACAACGGCCAGCGCGTGCTGCTGCGCCGGGGTGCGGTCGGGCAAATCCGGCGCGGGCGGATAGCCTTCGTGGCCGAGGTCCGCAGTCTGGCACATCTCCTCGGCCAGACCGTCGGGCGGACGTTTCAGGCGGGGTGCGACGCGGAACTTGGCGATGCGCGCTGCGGCATCGATCTCGAGAACGCCGTTTACAAGGGGAATAGCGTGGTCACCGAACTGCTGCGCGACCGCGCGTTCCGGGCCTCGGGGCTCGCAGGGTTTGAGGTCGGGTGGTTTGCCGCCGGGACGCTCACCTGGACCAGCGGGGCGAATGCCGGGCGGATCACGGAAGTCCTGTCCCATGGCCTGACCGCTACCATCGCGACCCTGACCCTGCTGGAAGCGCCAGTGCGCGCCATTGCCGAGGGCGACGGTTTCATCGCGCGGGCAGGCTGCGACAAGCGCATCGCCACCTGCACGGGCAAGTTCGCCAACACCCCGAACTTCCGGGGCTTCCCACATATCCCGGGGCAAGACGCGGTCCTCAGATATGCGTCGCAAGATGGCAGCCATGAGGGAGCCGTTCTATGATGACCGCTGATCCCGCCCTTGTCATCGCCACCGCCCGCCGCTGGCTCGGCACGCCCTATCACGATCAGGCGAGCCTCTGCGGCGTCGGCTGCGATTGCCCCGGCCTCGCACGCGGCGTCTGGCGCGAGGTGGTGGGCGACGAGCCCTTCCCGATCCCTCCCTACAGCCGGGACTGGGGTGAGATGGGCCCGCGTGAAGTGCTGGCCGAGGGGGCGCGCCGCATGATGATGGAAGTCTCGCCCGCCGACGCGCCGCCCGGCGCGCTGGTCCTGTTCCGCATGGTCCCGCGCGCCATCGCCAAACACGTCGGGATCCTGACCGGCCCCCAAAGCTTCATCCACGCCTATGAGCACCTTGGCGTGATCGAGCAACCGCTCACCCCAAGCTGGCGACGGCGCATCGCCTTCGCCTTCCTGTTTCCGCGCTCCAGCAGCATCTGAGTTTTTCATCATGGCAACATTGGTTCTCGGTGCCGTCGGCTCCGCCATTGGCGGCGCATTTGGCGGGGCCATCCTCGGCTTTTCGGGTGCGGCCATCGGCGGCTTTGTCGGCTCCTCCATCGGGTCAGTGGTCGATAACTGGATCGTCTCATCGCTGGCCCCCGCCCAGCGGATCGAAGGGCAGCGCCTCGACAGTCTGCGCATCACCTCCTCGACCGAAGGGGCGGTGATCCCGCGCCTCTTTGGCCGCATGCGCATCGGTGGCAATATCATCTGGGCCACGGATTTCCGCGAGGAGACCAAAACCAGCCGCCAGGGCGGCGGCAAGGGCGGCGGGCCAAAGGTCACCACCACCGAGTTTCTCTACTTTGCCTCCTTTGCCGTGGCACTCTCGGAGGGCGAAGTGACCGGGATCGGGCGCATCTGGGCCGATGGCAAGCCGATGGATCTCTCGGGCGTGACCTGGCGCTGGTATCCCGGCGACGAGGCGCAGGACCCCGATCCGTTCATTGCCGCCAGAATGGGGGCCGCCAACACGCCCGCCTATCGCGGCACCGCCTATGTGGTATTCGAGGAGCTGGCGCTCAGCAATTTTGGCAACCGCCTGCCGCAGCTCTCCTTCGAGGTATTTCGCCCATTGGACGATCCCGACACCGCCGAAGGGCTGGTGAAGGCCGTGACGATGATCCCGGCCTCGGGCGAGTTCAGCTACGCCACCCAGCCTGTCAGACGGCTCTCCGGTCCGGGTGGGGCCACCCGCGCCGAGAACCTGAACGCGATTTCCGACGCCTCCGATATCGTCGTGGCGCTCGACCGGCTGCAAGCCTCGGTGCCGGGCATCGAGAGCGTCAGCCTCGTGGTGGCCTGGTTCGGCGATGACCTGCGGGCCGGGCACTGCAGGATCCGGCCCGGTGTGGAGCTGCCGGTCAAGATCACCTCGCCCGTCGCCTGGTCGGTGAATGGCGTGGCACGGGCGGCTGCGCATCTCGTCAGCCGGGACAGCGACGACCGCCCGGTCTTTGGCGGCACACCGGCGGATTTTGCGGTGTTGCAGGCAATCCGGGAGATCAAGGCGCGCGGGCTGCGGGTGACCTTTTACCCCTTCCTTCTGATGGATGTGCCGCCCGGCAACAGCCTGCCCGACCCCTGGTCCGACAATGCCGCCACACTCGGTCAGCCAGCGTTCCCCTGGCGCGGGCGGATCACCTCTTCGCCTGCGGCGGGGTTCGCGGGAAGCGTCGATCAGACCACTGCGGCCGCCGCACAGGTCGCGACCTTCTTCGGCGCAGCCACGCCCGCGAGCTTCAGCATCTCCGGCGACACTGTCAGCTGGGCCGGGCCTGTGGACGACTGGGGCCTGCGACGCATGGAGCTGCATTACGCGCATCTCTGCGCGGTGGCGGGCGGGGTCGATGCCTTCCTGATCGGCTCGGAGATGCCCGGTCTGACCACGATCCGGAGCGGGGCCGCGACCTATCCCGCCGTCACCGCGTTCAAATCCCTTGCTGCTGATGTTGGCGCGATCCTCGGCGCGAGCACCGCCATCAGCTATGCCGCCGACTGGTCGGAATACTTCGGACATCAGCCGCAGGACGGCTCAGGCGATGTGTATTTCCACCTCGACCCGCTCTGGGCGGACGCCAGCATCACCTTCATCGGCATCGATAACTACATGCCGCTCTCGGACTGGCGCGACGGGTTTGAGCATGCCGATGCAGCCCTGGCCCCCGCGATCTATGATCGGACCTATCTGCAGAGCAACATCACGGGCGGCGAGGGGTTCGACTGGTTCTACGCCAACGCGGCTGATCGCGCGGCGCAGATCCGCACGCCCATTACCGATGGCGGGGCGGACAAACCATGGGTGTTCCGCTTCAAGGATCTGCGTGCCTGGTGGCAAAATGCGCATTTTGACCGGCCAGGTGGTATCGAGAGCGGGACACTCACCGCGTGGGTGCCACAATCCAAGCCAATCTGGTTCACCGAACTGGGCTGCCCGGCGATTGATCGCGGCACCAACCAGCCCAATGTGTTCTTCGACCCCAAATCCTCGGAAAGTCAGGTGCCCTACTCTTCCCGTGGCTGGCGGGATGATGCAATCCAGCGGGCGTATCTCGAGGCCATGTATCTCTGGTGGGGCGCGGCCGCGAACAATCCGGTGTCTTCCACCTATGGCGCGCCGATGGTGCATCTGCCCGCCTGCGCCGCCTGGACCTGGGATGCGCGGCCCTATCCGTTCTTTCCGGAACTCACAGATGTCTGGAGTGATGGCCCGAACTGGCGCTTGGGCCACTGGCTCACCGGGCGGCTGGGGGCGGTGTCGCTGGCGGCATTGGTGCGACACCTCTGCCTGCGCGCCGGGCTGCCCGAGGCACAGATAGACGTCTCCGAGTTATGGGGCGCGGTCGAGGGCTATGTGATTTCGGCACTGGAAGCGCCGCGCGCTTCGCTCGGCACCTTGGCGCGGCATTTCGGGTTCGATGCGGTGGAAAGCGAGGGCCGCATCAAGTTCCTGATGCGCGGCCGCATTGCCAGCGCGACCATCACCCCCGACGACATGGTCGCGCCATCGTCAGGTTCGGGCGACGTGATGGAACTGACCCGCGCGCAGGAAACCGAACTGCCCCAGGCCCTGAAGTGGCAGATCGCCCGCGCCGACGAGGATTATGACGCAGCTCAGGTCGAAGCGCGGCGTATCACCGTGGACACCGCGCGCATCGCCTCCGAGGCGTTCCCGATAGCGGTGCCGCCCGAAGAGGCCGAACGCCGCTGCCGCCGCGCCCTGATGGAGGCTTGGGTTGGCCGCGAAACTGCGGCGTTTCGTCTGCCGCCGTCGCGTCTGGCACTGGATCCGGCGGACGTGATCCTGCTCGACCACGATGGCCGCCTGACCGAGATGCGCCTCGTGTCCATCGCCGATTCCGACCTGCGCAGCATTGACGCCGTGCGCCAGGACCGCGCCGTCTATGATCTCCCACCCGGCGAGCGGCGCCCGGCCACGCTCGCAACTCCAACGGTCTTCGGCGCGCCTGAGATCCTCCTGCTCGATCTGCCGCAGCTGCGCGAGGATCAGCCAGCGCACCGGCCCTTGGTCGCAGCCCATGCCAGGCCATGGCCAGGTGAGATCGCCGTCTACCGCAGTGCCGCGACGGATGGGTTTTCCTTGCTGACCACATTTGGCACGCGGGCGCGCATGGGCGTGCTGGCGGCGGATTTGCATGCGGGGCCGGTGTCGCGCTTCGATCTTGGCAATGCGCTGGTCGTCGATCTCTATTCCGGTACGCTGGAGAGCGTCACCGATCTCGCCCTCTTTGGCGGGGCCAATGCGCTGGCGGTCGAAACAGGTCCGGGGCAATGGGAAATCGTCCAGGCCGGGGCGGCCGAGTTGATCGCGCCGGGGCGCTACCGCCTGACCCGGTTGCTGCGGGGCCAGCGCGGCACGGAAGGTGCCATCGCCAGCGTCGTGCCATCTGGCGCGCGCGTCGTGGTGCTGGACACGGCATTGACCTCGCTGCCAATTTCTGAGGCCGATCTGGGTCTGCCATGGAACTGGCGCATTGGCCCAGCCTCCAAGCCCGTCAGCAACGAAACCTTTGTGGCCAGCACCTTCACCCCCGAAGGTGCCGGGCTGCGGCCGTTTTCGGTAGGCCATGTTGAACAGCCGTGGCGATTTGCCCGCAGCCCCGGCGATCTGATGATCCGCTGGGTGCGGCGGTCGCGCGCGCTGGCCGCCGACAGCTGGGGCGCGGGCGATGTGCCCCTCGCCGAAGAGAGCGAGGCCTATGAAGTGGAAATCCTCGACGGGGCAACAGTCAGGAGAACCATAGAAGTTGCCACGGCCAGTGCGCTCTACAGCGCCGCCGAGCAGACCGCCGATTGGGGTGGGCTGCTGGGGACCGGCGACTCCCTCGCGATCCGCATCTTCCAGCTTTCGGCCCTGATCGGTCGGGGCGCTGGGCGATCCGTCACCCTCACCTTCTGAAAGCGCACACCCGGAAAGACGCAAAAAATGTCCGACAATACCACCCATCTCCTGCTGCCCTATATTCTGGCATCGCAGGCGCAGAAGCATGTCACCCACAACGAGGCGCTGCGGCTGCTCGATGCCATGGTCCAGCTGTCGGTGCTCGATCGGGATCTGACAGCCCCGCCCGCCAGCCCTGCTGACGGCGACCGCTATCTCGTGGCCTCGGGCGCGACAGGCCTCTGGGCGGGCTGGGATCTGAACGTCGCGCTCTGGACCGATGGCGCGTGGCTGCGTCTTGTGCCGCGCACCGGCTGGCGCGCGTGGGTCGAAAGTGAGAGCCTGCTGCTGGTCTTTGACGGCGCGGGCTGGATCGGGACCACCCCGGACGCGCTGCAGAACATGGCGCTCTTTGGCGTCGGCACCACGGCCGATACCGCCAATCCGTTCTCGGCCAAGCTGAACGCCGCGCTCTGGACGGCAAAGAACGTGGCCGAGGGCGGCACAGGCGATCTGTTCTACACCATGAACAAGGAGAGCAGCGCCGATGATCTGGGCCTGACGCTGCAGACCGGCTTCGTGACCAAGGCGCTGCTGGGCCTGTTCGGCTCCGACAGGTTTCGCCTCGCGGTCTCGGCCGATGGCAACACCTTCTTCGATGGCCTCATCATCGACAACGCCACCGGCATCGTCGATCAGCCGCAGCTGCCCCGCTTCAAGGCCTGGACCAACTTCGACAATTACGTCGGCGTCGACACCTGGACGAAGATCGGCATCAACAACACCGATTATAACGACCAAGGCGCCTTCGACGCCGCCACCAACCTTTTTACCGCGCCCGTCTCCGGCACCTACCTCCTCGGCGCGACGCTGCTCTACAAGATCAACGCCAGCGCCACGGCGCGAATGCGCGGGCGGCTGGTCCTGAACGGCACGACCGAAATCCGCGGCTCCTTCGGTGAGATTTCCGCCACCCATGTCTCGCTCGCCACCGCGGTTTGGCTGCAGACCATGGTGCCGCTGACCGCTGGCGATACGGTCGAGTTGCAGGGGAATTTCCGGGTCGCGGACGGGTTTTTCGCGGCCGGGCATACCTCGCTCTGGGGCTGCAAGGTCGGATGAGCAACGTAAGGAGAATCTGATGACACCACCTCGTTCCGAGGGCTTCGTGCGCATGCCCGACGCCGAGCTCGAGACGATCCTGGCGCGGGCCGCCGAGAAAGGCGCGAAACGCGCCCTCGCCGATGTCGGCCTCGATGGCAACGAGGCCGCGCTCGACATCCGTGACCTGCGATCCCTGCTCGATTGCATCAGGCTGGTGCGCCGAACCGCAATGCAGACCGCCGTCCGCATGATCACCACCGGCGTGATCCTGGCGCTTCTGGCCGGCATCGCGATCAAGCTCAAGATCTTCGGCGGCGGTCCGTAGCCGCAGCCCCCCCATAACTGAACCTGCCACCCGACCCGCCCCAAAGGCGGGTTTTGCATGTCTGGAGACCCATC